AAACGGATTGTGATACAATTTGGGTATCAGGAAGAGATAAGAAGAATGGCAGGCTCGTAATCAGGAGGTGATCTCAGTGGCAAGAACATCAAAACGCAAAAGACGGCTGGAAAGTCAGGAACTTTTTGAAAAGAAAACAGAGAAAGCATATGTGGCAGGCGTTTATGCAAGGCTGTCTGTAGATCATCAGGATGGCGACGAAGTGTCTATTGAAACGCAGATTGAGATGGGGAAGACGTTTATAGAGACTCATAAGGATATTCTATTGTATGACTGTTATTCGGATCTAGGGGCTACGGGAACGAATTTTTGGCGGAGTGATTTTGAGCGATTGATGCAGGATGTGAGAGAGGAAAAGATAAACTGTGTGATCGTAAAAGATTTTTCGAGATTCGGAAGAAACTATATTGAGGTGGGAAACTTTGTGGAAAAGATGTTTCCTTTCATGGGTGTCCGGTTTATTTCTATTACAGATCAGTATGACAGCGCAAAACAAGGAGATTGTAATGAAGCGCTTTCCATGCATTTGAAAAATATAGCCAACGAACTATATGCAAGGGACGTTGCAGAAAAGGTAAAAGCCAGCAAGCAGACAAAGAGGAAGCAGGGAGAATATCTAGGCAGTGTTCCGCCGTATGGTTTTCGAATCGAAAAAATGGATGGGAGACGGACGTTGGTGCGTGAATCTTTGACCAGTGAGATCGTTCGAGAGATTTTTGTGCGTTATGATTCCGGGGAAAACGTTGTTTCTATTGTAAAGTGGCTGTATGAGCAAAAGATTCACTGCCCGGGCGATTACAAAGCATACAAAACTGTTTACCAGCAGGAGGGGCAGAAACTGAGGCAGTGGAGGAGAGAAGCTATCCGGTATTTGTTGAGTAATGTCGTTTACATAGGAAATCTTGCGCAATCCGGCAAGCATATAAGAGAACCGATCATAGCAGAACATGTCCATGAACCTCTTGTTCCGGAAGAAGTCTTTTGTCGTGTAGGAGAAAGGCTGGAGGGAAACCGTAAGATCCAAAAGTCCAGATCACTTCGGAATAATACGATGGAAGAGGTGTTCCGGGACATTTTGTATTGCGGAGAATGTGGACATAAATTTAGCCGGACGGTGACAGAAAGAGAGTCTTCTAATAACAAAAAGAGGACTTTTGTTTCTTATGGATGCCCGAATAGAAAACGCATTGATGAAGACAAATGTAAAAATGAATCGATTACAGTTCTTCAGCTTCAGAAAGTGATATTGCATCTGTTGAAAAAAGAGTTTCTTCTCAGTGATATACAGATGAAAAAACTTACAGATTTTAATCGAGAGGTTGGAGAAATACAAAAAGGACAGATAGAGAAAACACAAAAAGAGCTGCAAAAATCGGTAGAGAACATAGATAGGAAGATCAGTTTTTGTTATATGGAGTATCGAAGCGGGAGCACTTCACAGACTCAATTTCTGGAAATCAAAAAGAAACTGGAAGAAAAAAAGGAACAAAATCAGCGGCTTTTGCGGGAGTTATCTCTAAAATATGCTTCGGTTGACAGACTGGTAGATAAGCAGAATCAAGCTCTCTGCACGGTTTTGAAATGTCAAGGTGGCGCTGTGTTGAATGCGGAACTGGTACAAAACCTGATAGGGAAAATCTATGTGTATCCTGGAAAACGGATCGAGGTTCTCTGGAAATGGAAGGATATATGGATGGAATAGAAAGCGTGAGATATTTCTTGCCCGAAGGTCATGGGAAAGAAAAAAACTTTAAAAATTTGTAAAAGTCTCAGGAGGAATAAGCGATGCAAAATAGGATGAACATCGCAATGTATCTGCGATTGTCCAAGGAAGATGACCGGAATACCCAGGAAAGTAACAGTATTTCTTGTCAACGTTTATTGCTAAAAGAATATATTGAGCAAAATTTTAGAGGGGAAATTTTATCAGACGAAGTCTGCCAGCCGAAGGCATGTATTACGGGATGCCCGTATGGGTGTGAGATTTTCGAGTTTGTAGATGATGGTTACAGCGGAACTAGCATGAACAGACCTGCCATGCAGGAATTACTAAGATGTGTCCGGCAGAAGAAGGTAGATTGTGTTATCGTAAAGGATTTTTCCCGCTTTTCCAGAGACTATGTAGAAATGGGTTTCTATGTCGAACAGCTCTTTCCGTTTTTGGGCATCCGTTTTATTTCTGTGAATGATCATTATGACAGTAGAGTTGTTCAGAATCAAATGATAGGTATGGATCTGGCATTTAAAGCGCTGGTGAACGATCTCTATTCGAAGGATTTATCAGGAAAAGTAATTTCTTCTCTGCATTCTAAAAAAGAGCGGGGAATCTATTGCAGTGCAAACTGTCCGTTTGGATATCGTAAGAAAGCAGATGATAAGAATCAAGTAGAGATTGTGCCAGAAGAGGCGAAAGTAATCCGGGAAATTTTCCGATTGACGTTAGAGGGTTATTCTTCTGTGGATATTGCAAAGAAGTTTCACAAGGAAAAGATAAAAACACCGGTGGAATATCTGGCGGCGAGAGGAGTAACACATCGGAACCCTTTGGGGAAGGAATTTTCATGGCATCATACGACCATTTGCAAGATACTGCGAAATGATTTTTATGCCGGAGATGTCGTATATGGGAAATATGAAAAGGATGCTGTCGGAGGAAAAAATCACTTAAAACCAAAAAGTGAGTGGAAGATTACCTATCATCATCATGAACCGATCATTGAACGGGAGATTTTTGAGGAAGTACAGCGGACGAGAGGAATATCAAAACCTTATCAGCCACGAAAGGCACACATGTTGACAGGAAAGGTACTATGCGGAGAGTGTGGCAGGGCTTTGTGCTATCGGAATGCGAAACATCCTTATTTTTATTGCAAGGATCGTTATGCGACCGGCAATGAGAACTGTTTGAAAAAAGTGAACATATTCCTTTTAGAGCAGATACTTGTATCCGCTTTGCAAAAAGAAATCTGCAGGCAGATTGAACTGAAAGAAGTGTGGAAGCTGTATCAGGAGGTACAGAAAAGACAGTACGATGCAAAGATGGCTAAGCTGCGAAAAGCCCGAAAAAATTTGGAGATTACAGGAAAAGAGCAGATCATACTTTATGAGCGATATAAAAAGAAGGAAATCTTGAAAGAAGAATATCTGGCATGCAAAGAAAAGTTACAGAAGAAGGAAGATGCGATAAAAAATGAACTCCAAAGGCAGAAGATGCTTCTGGTAGAGATGGAGGCTGAGAAGCATACAGACTTGCCGGATGCCCATAAGATTTGGAAAGCATGTAAGATCCATGAGCTGAATCAGGAAACAGTGGATAGTTTCATAAGAAAGGTAAAAGTGTGGGATGAGCGGCATGTGGAGATTATCTGGAATTTCAGTGATGGGAAAGCTACCTAAGGACTATTTTTTGTGTTTGTCGGTGCGGGCGTATATAGTGTATAATATAAGCAAAATTTTTATTACAAAAGGGAGTCAGCTAATCTATGAATCAGAATAAAATTTTATTGATAGAAGATGATAAAGAAATCAGCGAAATGTTAAAAAACTATTTAACCGTAGAAAATTATGAGGTGATTTGTGCATACGACGGACAAGAGGCATGTGACTATTTTGATTGCACAGACTTTAGTATGATTCTTCTTGATCTGATGATACCTAAAATCAGTGGAATGGATGTTATGCAGCATATTAGAGAACATAGTGTTGTTCCACTGATTATTATCTCTGCAAAGGATAGCGAAATCGATAAAACATTAGGGCTGAGTTTAGGAGCTGATGATTATATTACAAAGCCGTTCTCTGTTGTGGAGGTGTTAGCTCGCATTAAGGCAAATATTCGCAGGAGAAATCAATATGATCAAGGATCAGAGGATATTCCGAAACGATTAACTGCCGGAGAATTAGTAATGAACCTGTCAGATTATACATTGACAAAGAGCGGAAGACGGGTGGAACTCACTGCAAAAGAATACGAAATTTTGAAGCTGCTTATGCAACATCCGAAAAGGGTTTATACAAAGGAACAAATATATGCTCTTGTTTGGAAGGATGCTTATCTTGGTGATGAAAATGCTGTGAATGTGCACATAAGTCGTCTTAGAAATAAAATCGAAGAAGATACTCGCAATCCCCGGTATATCATCACCGTATGGGGGATTGGATACAAATTGGGGGAAAATGTATGAAGGATACAACGATTATTTTTTTTCTGTGCATTTGTATCGTTTTTTGGTATGTGTTGTATTTTATCAGCAATTTACTTTCCGCACAGGAACACAAGCAAAATTACGGGAAATCAGTGATAAGCTCAAAAAAATCATAGAAACGCACAGTGATGAGCAAGTAATGGTTTTTACGGACAATAAAGAGCTAATAGAATTGGCTGCACAAATCAATGAATTACTGGAGAAACACTTGAAAATAAAAGCGGATTATCGCCATT